TATATTGTTTGAATAATGCTTTTAGATTTACTAGAAGCTCTTTGAATTCCTTTTTCAAGAATACTTTTTTGTGGTGTAAAACCAGCTGCTACGTATTCTAATATTTGAATTTCTAGATAATCTGTATCTCTATGAATTGCAGCTTGGGGATATCTAAGAGTTTTTCCTGGTTTTGTTGTATTTTTTTCTGATGTTGATTTAGGTTTCTTACTTTTCTGCCACTTTGATGCTTTTGCAAATGCTTTTTGTTCAGTTTCTTTATAATCTGCAGGAAGACCACCATTACCAGCTTTCTTCATCCTCTCACGTGCTTTTCGACTTTTTTCTATTTCCAGATAATTCTTTCTGCTGGCATCCAAACTCTTGGCACTATATGGACCTTTTGTATCAAATAACTTTCCACCTAACATATAATCGACCTATATTTTTAACTATTTATATGGTTCGTAAAAATTTAGCAAATGGGATAGTATCAAGATCATTTAGTTCAGAATCATACACTTCATATAATTGACCAATAACTTCATTCCAAGTATATTGTCTAGGTTTATTCCAATGAAAGTTAATACCTCGAAATCCCCATTGGAATATGCCAGTTACAGCAACTAATGGATTTTGATCATATGGGATATTAGGAGTTTTAGGACTATAAACAAAAATATAAAATT